TAGATTAGCTGGAAGGTTCTCAGCATATCCGACTTTTCTTGGTCTTGTTGTAGGCATCGAATCAATCGGTGTAGTAATTTGAGAAAGTATTCTCAATAAGCCTCGAGGCAAGCCTAATTAGACATAATCATTATTACGCGAACCTAGTAAAAAGTCTGATTTTTTACACATACTAATATATATCAGTTACTTACGACATATTTTTAACATTACCATCAATAATTTTTATTACATTTTTTCCAAAACAAGAGGGGGGGAGGGGGTCCGGCGAACCTGGCCGCCGGCCACCGCGACCGATTATAGCCCACAAAAAAATTTCAACAAATTGCCCCGAATCCTAGTATTTTACTGATCTACAGATGAACCGCTAACTCCGTGGAGTTATCGGTTGATAAAAAATATCACTCCTGCGAGGTTACTCGCTCGCCCGCATCTGCTATAATCGGTCATGCCACTAGAATGGTCACCGCATCCCGCCATCCCGCCACTCAGCAAGGCAGAGATGCTGCGGATGTCGCCTGAGAAGATCCTCGCATATTGGGAGACCAGGGAAAAGGCCATTAAGGATGAGAAAGAAGATCCTTACAGGCATGGTTTTGAGTTGGATATATGGAAGAGAGCAGATGAGCAGTTAAGGGAACACCAGGAAATTCTCATTATGGGGGGTAATCGGAGTTCAAAGAGCCATTTTTGCGCCCGTAGAGTTGTCCAATGCCTCGTTGAGAATCCTGGCACGATCATTTGGTGCCTGACTGAAACATCGGCTAATTCGATCCAATTTCAGCAGAAGCTTGTATTTAATGCATTACCTAAAGAATTAAAGACACTAGGTAGGGGTAAAGTCGGATATGTCATGTATTCGCTTAGAAATGGCTTTACTGCGGCTAAATTCACTCTGCCTAACCGCTCCGAATGTATTTTTCGTAATTGGTCGCAGGATATCAGCACAATTGAGGGCGGAGAGATAGGAGTTCCGCAAGAGCCGGTCAACGGCACCCACAACATTGGGTACTGGGCGGACGAATTGGTGCCAATGCCGTGGGTGGAGACTCTTCGTTTTAGAACAGTTACCCGAAATAGTAAGGGAATCATAAGTTTCACCGCCGTGGACGGGTGGAACTCGGTGGTAAAGAGTATGCTGACGGGTGCAAAGACTGTGGAATCGGCAAAAGCCGACCTTTTGGATGGTGAAGAGGTTCCATTGGTCCAACAGCCACTAAGAAAAGCCTCTAGTGTCGTTTATTTCCACACAGCGGCCAATCCCTTTGGCGGTTGGTCGGCGATGAAGACACAACTGGAGGGGGAAAAGCGCGAAACCATCCTTTGTCGGGCGTATGGGGTGCCTGTCAAAGCGTCAAAGACTGTGTTTCCCGCCTTTTCGGACAAGAACATCGTACAGGCGAAAGAAGTGCCTATTTTGGATGAGGATGCGGATGCTTCATGGGTATTATCGATTGACCCTGCTGGAGCAAAGCCCTGGACGATGGTATTATTTGGGATTGATCCGCATGGGGTTGCCTGGGCGGTTAAGGAGTTTCCTGACTTTGATAGTTATGGTGGATGGATTGACCTGACTAAGGGTGACAAGGTTAGCCCAGGCGAGGCCGCCCAGCCGAATGGGTATGGTTTAAAGGACTATGCGGAGGTTATTCGGAGGATGGAGGGTGATCGGATGGTTGATCGAATAATTGACCCGAGGTTAGGGGCGGCGAGTTATCAGAAATCGGAAGGATCTTCTAATATCATTGATGATTTAGCGGATGAGGGCTTACCGGTAAACCCTGCGGAGGGTTTGGACATTGAGACTGGATTACAGGCGATTAATAATTTACTGGCATGGGATCGTAACAAGGAGATGGGATTAGGGAATCATCCCAAGCTGATGATTTCGGATGAATGTCAGAACCTAGTGGCCTGTATGCAGGAATATCAGGTTGGTGATTTAAAGAACCCCGCAAAAGACTTCGTGGATACGGTTCGATACTTCGCTATTGGGAATTTTGAATATTTTGATGAGGAAGAATTAATCTCAACTGGGGGAGGGAGTTATTAAAAAGAAAGTAAAAAAGGTAATGCCTGAGAATCGCGAGGAGATTGTCAGGCTTCGTGAAAGTGGTAAAACATGGCCACAGGTTGCAAAGGAGTCGGGGTTTAGTCGGGCAACGGTGCAGAGGGTGTACAAGGAGAATGGCCAGGAGGATAAGGAAGAGCCTGTAGTGATTAAACCATCGATTATTGAAGCTCGGGTGTTAGGCCCTGTGCCAAACCCTCGGTTAATGCGAATTTATTTTGATGATCGTGAGGGTGTGGGTGTGTGCGTGAAGAGGCCACTTAATAACCACCCTCCGAAAAGTAAAATATTAGTAAAGAAGGTGGAGGGTGAGGAAAACCTATACCGATTGGTCTGAGTCTCCGCAGGCTATGGATCGGAGAATCGATGCCATGCTTCGTGAAATGGTGGTGGAGAGTGGTCTGCAATTAATGGAAGAGGGGCATGATCCTGAACCGATGACTTTGGAGGAGATTGCAGATTTTGTGGGAACATCGGCAGTCACAATGCATCGAATCGAGCAGAACGCCCTGAAAAAAATAAGAAATAAAATGCTAAACTTAAAAAGTTAAAATGGAAAACGAAGTACAGATATTTGAGGACAAGCCTGATGTGGATGGGCTTAAAAAAGATTACGAAAGAGCCAGGACTAATTTGTCATGGTGGATGGATAAAGCCGAGGATGCTCGGGAGGTTCGCTTTAACGAATGGGCGGGCAAGACTGGAGATGGGAAAAAGAGTGGACCTGAAGCCTTCCCGTGGGATGGGGCAAGTGACCTCGATCCCAATCTTATAAACCCATTAATTGACGGGGATGTGGCCACCCTTGTTCAGTCATTGACTAAGGCTAACCTGGTCGCCGCTCCGGTTGAATCGGGCGACATTGCATCGGCCAAGCTGGTGAGCGAGTTCTTGCGTTGGCGGATGGGTACGATGGATGAGTTAATGAGGGAAGCATCGATAGGTGCAAATTATTTGTTACAGAACGGACTTACTTTCTTTGGGACATACTGGAAGCAGGAGAAGACTCGGAAGTTTGAGCCGATAAGTTTGGAGCAGATTGCCGAGCAGTCGCCTGAACTGGCAATGGCCATTCAAGATCCCGACATGAAGGAGGGAGTCGAGGAGATGTTCTATCCGATGTTTCCAAAGCTAAAAAAGAGACGGGTCAAGAAGATGCTAAACGAACTTCGGAAGACTGGTGAGACCGAAATTCCGACCGAAAAAGTGGTCATAAATCGTCCGGCCGTTAAAGCGTATGAGCTTGGCCGTGAATTGATCGTGGACAGCAATGTGATCGATTTAGAGTCTGCCCGTTCCATCCATTGCATTCATTATTACACACCTGAAGCCTTGAAACAGAAGGTCAATGAGGGATGGGATGCCAAGTGGATTGAGGAAGCGATACTACTTGCGAAAGACTTTTTCGAGGAGGAGCGATACAGCGACTCCATGATGTCGTATGACTATGGCAACAACTACGGGAGTCAGCATTATGAGGGATTAATCAAGGTAATTACTACTTATCGCAAGGAACTTGATGAGGATGATGTGCCTGTGGTTACCAAGACCTGTTGGACTGAGGAGATGGACGAGGCTGGGTTCCATGAGCCTATCGGGTACGATGAGGGCAGATATCCATTTGTATGTATCACGAGAGAGCATTTAAACCATCGTTTATTGGACTCTCGCGGATACCCTGAGTTGTTGAAGAGTTATCAGATAGCGGTCAAGACAGAGTTAGACTCGAGGCGCGATGCCGCATCGATGACTACCATGCCACCGATTGAATATCAGATTGGTAGGCGGCCCGAGCGTTTAGGACCAGGTGCTACCTTGGGAGTGCGTAGGCGTGGGGAGGTTGGATTCATGGAGACTCCGAGGTATTCACCGGCATCGACACAAGTAGAGATGGATATCCGCAGGCTGGCTGAAAAGATTACTGGTCGGCCGACTGGTCCTGATGATGCGGTGGAGGCCAATATGCTTAAACAGCACCTGGTAAATTGCTGGCTTAGTGGATGGAAGGAGGTCCTCAAGCGTGTATGGTGTTTGGATCGTACTTACAGCGGGCCGATGATTTGGTTTCGGGTTACGAACAACGAGCAGGGTGCGCAGTTAATTTTGGATGAAACTGCTGAGTTGTATGATTTCAATATTAGCTGGAACTCGATGAATGCAGATGAGAGCAAAGTGATCGAAAAGCTGGATACCGTGGGTAAGCTGATGGCGACTTACGATAGGCAGGGAATAAGCAGATTCGATATTTATCTCCGCAAGGTACTGGAAGCAATCGATCCAAACCTCGCATCGCAATTAATTATGCCTACTCAGGAGGCCACAACGAAGGAGATTATTGAAACATCGAACGACATTGCCAAGATCGCATCGGGACAGGTTGTTAATGCACCCGAGAAGGGGGCAAATCCACAACTCAGGTTGCAAGTATTGCAATCGTACATCCAAGGGTCCGAGGCGATACCGGCTACCGATGTACAAGAGAGACTACAATCCGATGAAAACTTTGCGAAGAGGTTACAAACATATGCTTCGCAATTAGAGTTCCAGCAGACTCAACAGCAGAACGCTAAAATTGGACAGCTAGGGACTGCACCAGGCAATGTACCAGGAACGAGTGTATGAGCAAGCCAACCAAAGTAAACAACCCAAGGCGTATCCGTAAGGGTGAACCTGGGTATGGGAAGAAAAAGTTCGTTGTCTTAGCATCCGAGGATGGCAAGCAGAAGACTATTCGTTTTGGAGATGCTAATTTAAAAATTAAGAAAAGCGTACCTGCCCGAAAGAAAAGCTATTGTGCTAGAAGTGGCGGTATAAAGGGAAAAACATCTAAACTAAGTGCCAACTACTGGAGTAGGAAGGCATGGAACTG